GCTTGACGATTTCCCATGTTAATTTTCTGCCTGTCTAGATTCCTGTCTCCAAGTTGTAACTTTGCAGTAGTACTATCATTGAGTAATCCAGACTGACGCTTAAATTCATCATTAGTTAAACCTTGCCCGTACTTCCCGTACTCAGTTAAGCGTCTTTGTTTTTCATCAATGTTTTTAACCATCAAATCTTGTTCTAAGTTATCCTTAGATTGCTGTTGTCCAGTGATAGCATTAGCTTGCTGGGCACTAGCAGCAGCACCGTAAACCTTTCCGCGAGCTTGAGATCTAGCCAACTGACTTAATCCAGTAGCGAAGTTAGAATTCATTCCCCGCATCATTTGCTCACGTTGAGCTTGATACTCTGGAGATGTGTACCCATCTAAGCCACGCTTAAGACCGGCCATAACATCGTTCTGAGTGTCGTCACGGTTAGCATATTTATTCTGTAACCCCTGATAGTCTTGGGTAATAGACTCCGCGCCAGGAACGTTAGTATCAACTTCGCCCATAGCGCCCTTGGGCATCAAAAGTCCCGTCAACGCTCCCGCAGCGTTAACAGACTCATTGCCATACATCTGAGCAATAGCCCTCTGAGTTGGGTCTATAAGTTTGTCTCCCTTGTTCTTGCCAGCTTTGTCTTTATTCTTTTTCATATGCTTTCCCTAAAACTATCAGAAACTAGTGTTTTAAATAAGTGCCTAAACTATCTCCACAAAGCCATTAGCAGAGACTCTAGCAAGCCCCGCCGTATATGCCGCAAATCCAGGTCTAGTAAACCTAATTTGATTAGTACCAGATGAAAAATACCAAAAGCCCACTTCTTGAGCAGCTCCCGCATTTTGAGACATATATCCGCTAGTTTGATAAGAAACGGTAGTTGCCGCACCTTCCGTAAGAGGAGCAGTCCCAGGTATTTCAATAAAAATATTAGTCGTTAATGGAGCTGCTAAGGTTCCACTAAAGTCCACAGAGAACCAAAGAAATTTCCATATTTTCAAAAACCTAGATCTGTAAATTAGTGGAGTAGTAATAGTCATTCCGTTCCAATTAACTTTTGGATCAAACGTTCCCCAGGAAAATACTTCCTCTGTTAGAAAAGGAACCCGCCTAAGCTGAGAGAACATAACATCAAAAGTCTTTCTCCAATCCCTAAGAGTTGCAAAATTAGGCTTATAAATTCCGGTGGTCATTTTATTAAATCCTCCTTTTCGTAGTTGGCATCAAACATCAGCTCGGTGCCAGTAAATAAAGGAGACTGTCTAATTGTATTAGTTGTTAACCTTAAAATATAGAAATGTGTTTTACAGTTTTTGAGTTTAAGATCGCGGAAGATGTCCGTTGCTAGCGTAAAGGTTAAAGTATTAGCGTTAGCGTTTATGTTGCTGCCACCAGTCCACGCAGTAGATCCAGTCGCTCCAGTCTCAACTAAAACGGTATACGGTATCCAAATGTCATTCGCGTAAGGTTGTGGCATAGACCACAAACGAAAACGAATTGGAGTTTTTAACTGCCCAGGTTCTCCCAGGTTCATTGGGTTCCATTCTAAAATGTATGAAATTGCCAAAGTGTTATCGATAAAGGAATCTCCATTACCGTTACCAGAAGGGCTATTATCTACGAATCTGGGAAGGCTTTGAAAAACCGCATAAGGATACCAGCTTGATAAGTGATAAGTAACTCCTTGAATAGTCACCCCACCACCAGCTTGATCCATTTGCTCAGGATACAAAGTCTCGAAAGTCTTTACTCCTAAATCGTGAATATCGTTCCCCATTAGAGCCGGAGAAAAACTATCCCCTCTCATCTTAGAGTAATCAACAACAAACCCTATAGGTTGAGTTTCAGATCCTTGAGATGTGCTAATAGGAACACTAACAACATACTTCCCATGTCCATCATTAAAGGCTGTGGCGAGATTAAAATAATAATCTTGCCCGTCTAACTTTGCATTTAATTTAGAGAAGGCATTTTGATTAATATGTCCATTTTGGATAACAACTAATCCAGAGGGATTAATGCCAATTAAGCAATCTTTTACTCTTCTTAATGAAGCTTGAGAAGATACCCCATAATCACCCTCAGTAACCGTATTAACGGAAAAGGAACCACCATCGAGATCTCCTATGATATCATAATAGGAACGTTCTTTAAGAACGGCTAGCCTATCTACCGTGTCTGAAGCAATCGCGGTAATTAGCCCAGAATCAGTAGAGGGAACATTAAGAGAATTAGAAGCTAATGGAAAGTACTCAGATCCATCAGCCGTTGAAAAATCCACTTGATTAGGATTCGCGGGAGATCTCGTTGTTACCAGCCCTCCTTGGTGGGCGCATACTAGAGAACATGGAGGTGGATAATTATGCTCTTTACCTAGAGTGGGTGGAGTCCACTGAGCATACTGAACTAAGACAGAATCATTTACGTTGTCATCAAAAACTACTGCGTAAGGAGAAGCGCCGTTAGCATCGTATCCATTAACAGGAATCTCGCAAAGTTCGTAAAACTGATTTCCACCAGCCGTTGTTCTATATACCTTTACGGTGAATCCAGCAGAAATAGGAGAGTCGGCAGGAATAGTGTATCCCGAAGCATCAGCCACCGTTATAGAACTAATAGTCGGGCTAACTCCAGCTAACTGAGCGCAATAATTAGTGCAAGTGGTTTTATGTAAAGCGCCTAGACCAACAGCACCAAGTCCTGTAAGCCAGAGTCCTGTGTTAACACCACCGCCGCCAGTCTTTTGTGTTACGTTATCCAATAAACAAATAGGATCCCCAGGTTGTAAGAATGCTGTTAACCCTGGAGCACCAGTATTGTCATCAACATAAAAAAAGGTCGAAGAAGTAGCGGGGGCTTCCGCTGTGTTTTTAAAACAACTTCTCCCCCAATGACCGTAACCACCACCATAAGCCGTGTTAGATTGTAGCGTGGTTGTTTTTGTTGTGGGAAGTCTTTCTACAAAACTTATTTCTACATGCACATAATTAGCCGCACAAGTAATGCTTGTTCCGAATGTTGGAAAAGCAGATGTAAAATTAAGCCTAGAATAGTCTCCTTCGATAATATTCCCTTGCGCGTCATATTGAATAAACGTAGCTTGATACTTGTAAGTTCCCGTTAGAACTCCAGCAGCAGGCGCTCCAAGAAGCATTCCAGGCGCGGGAAGCCCAGCCCTCTTTGCATGAACACCATCAATTTTAATAAGATTATTAGCAAAGGTATCAACGCCATCCGAGGCTGTTCCACTAGCTGCTACAAATAAACAATCATCCTGACTCACCGCTACCGGAGGTTGGTGAAATGAGGTCTTAGCGGTTGTTGCGTTAGCAGTTCCTTTTGTGGTTATAAAAAGTTTTAATGCAGAATCAAAAAGATGCCCGAAATCTTTATCCCCTTCAGGAATCAGTCTGAAGTAAGGAAAGTTTAAGGTAAAAGGCGTTGTGGATGCGGTTTGAGAAATGCCAACGGGAAAACCCGCCGCGATTTGTCCCATGTAACCTAAGATGTCACCATCATTTAGAGTCACTATCTGTCCAACATAAACTATAGTAGTAGCAGTGGTACTAATAACAAAACCACCAACTAGAGTAGGATTTCCATAAACAGAGCTACTTAATCCCCCCGTGTTTGCTAACTGAGCAGCGGGAAACGTTATTATATCTCCAGCCTTAAAGGTGTGTGGAGTATTAGCAACAGTAACCGTGTACCTAGTCCCGTAAGTAGTAGTGGCTCCGGCAGCAGTTGTTTGCGCTCCGTTTACAATTGCAAAAGGTGGACAAGGACCGCGAGTACCCCTATTAATTGCTAAATCAGCAGTTGCGTCGATAGAACCTAATAGAGAATATATAGTTGTAGACGTAGATGTTAATCCGTCATTTAAATCCACATCTAATATCTGAGCGCCGTTTTTCTTTATGTAGAAATGGTGGGTAGTTCCACTTACCGCCTTATACCAGGAGTAAGAGCCACCAGTATTGGTAATAGAGAATGGATAAGAATCTAATACCCAAGCTTGCTGATTAATTCCAACAACCTTTGATATGCTAGCGCCGTCAGCCACAGTTTTTGTAGTTGATAAGTCCCCCGTTTGGTTTGGGTAAACGCCAGCAGCAACTTGATACTTAATATCGTACTGGTCTTGGGTTCTGGTGTAGTTGTATGGGAATATTCCCATAAACCCATATTTCCCAGCGAAATCACACCCAACCCTTCCCCTTATAGAATCACTAATCGATCTTTCTAAGTTTACTGCTCTAGCAAATCCAACTTCCTCGTCAGGAGAAAGCAAAGTAGATTCAGCATCTACGCCCTTATAGTCGTAGCCAAAGGTTTGTTTAAAGACACGCTTGGCCATAGGTTAAAACCACTCATACCTATCCGCTTGAGGAATATACTGAACTTCGCTCGTTTGAGATTTCAGTGCTTCAATAATATCTTGCTCAATTAAAGCTAAACTATCGCTCTGAGAACTTACATCACTAGATGAGTCCTTCTTAAATACTTCGTTCGCAGCATAATGAATTAAATATCTTTCACAATTATCTGGTAGCTGAGAGAAGCATGTTGTGTACTTATTAAACGTACATAAATCACCGTTAACTCCAACAGCAGCAGCGATAGGAACAGAATCGTTTGCAGTAAAGACATAAGGGCTTGGGTTTGGCGCTATTACATTAGTCACGGTGCTGTATGTATTTATCAAAATATTCATACACCTTCTAGTTCCCGCTAAAGGATCGGTAATGCAAAAATATTGCATACTACTCCAGCCGGGAGTTGTAGTTTCATAAGTATCAGCAGGAGTTCCAAGTACAGTTACGCTTGTGAACTGAGTAGCGGTTCCTCCGGTTACTGTTGAAATGATACCGCGAGGAATATCAAGATCATCAAGCTCACGCTCATAAGTGACGCGAATAGTACCGCTAGTAGTCGATGGAGTTGGTTGTAAAAGAATTTGCCCGCCACGTTTAATATACCCCCAAGGATAAGTACTTGAATTAGTGTCTCGATTAATAAAATTTAATTTCTCTAATCGCACGTAATCTGCGACAGCTCCCGTATAGGAAAACTCAACATTCTCAATCTGCTTATTTAACAGAATTCTGTCTGGAACGGTATAGGCTTCCTGACCTGACACAACAGAGATAATTTGCTGAGTAACAAAAATTTTAGCTATGTTTTTCTGAGCGCATAGTTTGTTTTGTAGTCTGTCTTGAGCATCGTTTAAATACTGGAGTATCTCTTCATCTGAAATCGAGTAAGTACCATCAGCATTCGCAGAGTTGCGCGAAATTGCACGGGCCTGAGTAATAAGAACGTCGACACGTTTCATTTAAACTTAGAAGCTAAAACAGATCCCATTAAAGCAAGTGAACTATCTTTCTTTTTCTTTTTCTCCTGTTCCCCGTCTGTAGCATCCTCTTTAGCATCAAGTTTTGTGCCCTCATCAGCATCAGCCATGCTATCAGGCACAAAAGGGGTCATCTCATCCTGACCACCATTGTTAATATCTTCCTCTTGTTTAGGAATCTTAGGATTCTCCCCTTCGGAAGTATCACCAATACATTCTATAATTTGCTGAGAAAGTGCTTTTAGTTTTGCATAATCAATCATAGGTATGGGTTCCTTATAAATGCATCAGGATTCGCTGCGTAATCTGGTGCCACTGAAAATTCTGGTTGCAACTCAGGCAGAAGTTGAACTAGTGCCGCTTTCTTTCGAGCTTTCTTTTGCTCACCTACATTCCTTCTAGGCTGGGAAGAATTGCCGCCTTGAGAAGAGTCTATAAGAGATGAGAGTGAGGCACTGGGTGAAATATCAATTCCACCATTATGTTCTCTAACTAATTGCTGTTTTAAAGCTTCGTTCGCAACAGCTTCTTGCTTTGTAGGATCTAGTTTAGAGTACCCAGGCAAAGAATAAAGAGATGCTGAGTTGATAATATCTTTTCCAACTAAATCAGCTTCGTTTCTCGATTGCTGAAAAGTTTGATTATTCTCCCATTCCTTAACCCCAGAATTAGGAACATTAACTCCTTGCTCTGCTAATTTTCCGCGAGCTTTTTCTTCTAGGTGGGATTCGCCACGACCTAAAACCTTATTAGCCAAAAGAGATCCACCGCCAGTAAGGGCAAAAAGAGATGCCGCTTGAGGCATGGAAATCTTTTCATCTTTTAGAATTTTGCCAGCACCTTCAAGCTGTTGTTTGCCAGTGTATCCACCAGCGGCAATTCCACCTAAACCGACTCCACCTAATGCGCCTTGACCAGCAGTTCCAACAGCAGCATCAGCTCCAGCATTCCAAGCCGCATTTTGTGCTTCTGTTTGAGCTAAGCCGGAGAGCGAAGCTCCAGCATCAGGCATTAAAGACTCAGCACCTTTAAGTGCCGCACCACCTTGTAAAAGACTAGCGAGAGAAGCTTTAGGAGACTCTTTTTGAGCCATAGCAGTTCCTAGCCGATCTCTTTCTTCGGGAGACATTCTAGCCCAATCTTCTGCGCTTATGGTAACATCTCCAGCAGCACTCACATCTTTCCTAATCTAGCTAAAATCGGTTCAATAGCATTGTTCGCAGTTTGGTTCGCTCCTTGCATAATAGCCTGTCCACCTTGAGCTTGAAGCTTCGCCATGCTGTCATATAATTGAGCGAGGTTGTTCATTTTGGCAAGCTTTAAGGCCAAACCAGATCCACCACCACCGCCACCACCTTTAGCTTTGGCAGCTTCAATCTCTGCCATTCTTTGTCTAGCAGCTTCTTCCGCCATAGACTTGGCACCTTTTTGTTGAAAGTAAATTCCTGCAAGTCCTAATCCACCCTGTAAGAGTGGTCCCCAAAGTCCAGTTGTAGAAGAAGAGTCTTTCGATGGTACAACGCCACCGCCAATTCCCAGAACGGAACCAAGGGAGTCTGTGATGGAATTAAGTGACCAGTCTCCAGCCATATTAATTTAACCGTATAACCCCACAAGAAACATATCCTAATGTGTAAGTTCCATCTGTACCTTGTTTTACTGAAATCGTACCAGACTCTCCCCCAGCCGCACCGAGATTAAGATTATAATTAGAGTTTGTTGGTATCGACACATGATCGGTAACGCCACCATCAAGGGAAATTACACAATCTCCATCAAGCGCATTAAATATTACAATATTAACAACTCGGCCTTCTACACAAGATAGCAGAGTAGAATATCCAGCCGCCACAGAGCCAAAGGCTATAGTTGCTCCCGCTTTATTTACTAAACGTCTATTCGCAGTCATGTTTAATACTCCGAAATATCATCTGTACCAATTACAAAAACATGCGTCACTCCGTTAGTATCTGTTGCCGCACCACCGGAAGCCCTAGTTTGCAATCTTATTACGTTAGCAGCGTAACTATGAACCTGAGCGCGCTGCGTAGTTGTCGTTATGAAAATAGCAGGTTCTCTTTTAAACGGCTCCGCTACTGTAATAGAAAAATCACCCGCGCCGTTATCGGTTAGAGTAGTGAAATCAGTCCCTCCAGTAGATCCACCAATAGTAAGAGTCGGAGTTCCACCAGTGTTTGTTATTTCACAAGCGATAATTCTCGGAAGTCTTTGAGAGTTTTGCAAGGGCATTCTCCCCCTACCAGCATCAGATCTAGCGTCTGAACCAATAGCGCAAATATAAAAATCAGCATCGGTTGCGGTTCCGGTTTGTGGAGCAAGCAAAACAGTACAGCCCGCCGCAGTCTTGGAAGTAATTCTTGCCGTTGTTGCTGCCGCAGTTGCTATTCCCGTAACCATAACAACAGGAGTAAATGCAAATGCTTTTTTAAAAGTTACCGTGTAAGTTCCAGCCGCAGTTCTAGTAGCGGAAAAATCCCTTATTCCTATCGCCGTTGCTCCAGTGGTTCCTGTAATCTTCCCCCAAATTATTCTTGGAGCATTAAGAGTTGCTGCAACTCTCTGTTTTTTGCAGAGAGATAAATCTGAAGAGTCCCAACCAAAGCAGAAACCCTCGGCAGTTCCTTCCGCAGCGGCTCCTGCGTTGTCTAAAATGGAATAAAGAAAATTATCATTTTCCCCAGCAGTGGTGTTGTAAACAGCATAACCCCCATTAGTAGTCCCTTGAGAAAGTAGGATTAGTCCATTTCTGTAAAATCCATGACGATGAACTAGAGCACCAGCGCCAGTTCCAGTTCTAGTTACGGTGTAATCTCCGTAGCCAATATTCATTGTGGCAGTAGATGCGGTAGTCGTTAACTGAAAAGGAACTATTCTAGGCTTAACGTGTTTATTGACAATTTCTCGTAGCATTTGATCACACCTCCAAATAAATGGGTAAAAGAACAAGGCTAAGGAGAAGTGTGAATTCTCCTTAGCCTATTTTAACTAAATAATCCTACGCCATACAAAAGGTACGTTTGTAGTTGCCGTTCCGCCAAACTGCGCGAAAGCTTGCAATACACAAGGACCAGTTGAAGCAAAGGTTGTTGCCTGAGCAACAGCACATGCAGCAGTAGTGGTTCCACCAACACCAGTAGTAGTTAGGAGCGAAAGAATCGATCCTGTAGTTCCTACGGGTACAATGGTTAACGTTTGCCCATGGTATGCCGCCTGTTGAATTGCATAGTTGCTACCAGTGGTAGACACGCTAAGCAAAATAACAGCAGCATTATCATGTGTAATGGTTCCGCTAGTTGCCGCGAACGATTGAAAATCAGTCGTTGCTTGGCCTCTAGGGGAGGGAACGTTTACATACGCTCCACCATTAGTTGAATTAGTTCCAGCTATAATACCGTTGTAACTTCCAAACTGATACCCACCTGGGAATTGGTTTGAAGCAACGGTACTAGCTGTTCCTGTAGTTCCTATTACGGGCTGTGCAGCTAGCTGCATCAGTCCTGCGATATCATGGATCCTATCAAGCGACATATACGTTTCTCCTAAAAAATTTAATAAGCTTAAGTCGTGGTTAATCCCGTCATTATTCCGTGTGCTGAAGGCATGATTCCGAATTCGCCATACAAAGCGTAACGTGCTTGCCACGTATCGTTTGTTGGAGAGAGTCGGAAAATACTTCCACCCATCGTAGGATCTTCAACCCACCCGCCGTCAGGTCTTGCATGAAATTCGATAAAGTCACTATTCAAAGAATAGACTGTATCGTCTTCCACAAACCTTTCTGCGATAACTGGTATTGGTCCAGTATCAGCCATAAACTCAAGAGCCTGAAAGCTAAACTTTCCTTTTGGTCCTTCGTTTCTGGATTCAACTATCATGTAACGCTTCTGGTCTTCGAGCTGGTTGAGCAATTTCCTGTACTGCACGAAACTCACCACGTACATATCGTGGTTCTCTCCGAACGCATATTTGATATCAAGCGCTTGCTGATTCAAAAGGTCTGGAGTGATACCAACTGATAAGTTCGTTAGCTGACTAGGAGATTGCCATCTGTAACCAACAGCAACGTTGAATAACGTTCCTGATGTTGCAAGTAGTGCGCCCCTAATTCCGGTTGCGTCATTGTTTTGAGAGTTCTGCATATAGAAGCTCACGGTATTTCTACCAGTAAGATCAAATGCGGAACCGTTCGTTTGTGTTAAAGTAATAGTAGCTGTGGTTGCAGAAGCAGTCGGGCTTACGCCAGTTACTTCATACTCAGCAGTACCAGATACGCTAGTATTAACGTAATCTTTTACTTCCCAATTCGCCAGCTTCCAGTTAACAGGGTTAGCACCAGCTATTAAAAAGGTTACCGTATACACACCAGCAGCGGAGGTAATGTTAGTAGAAGCCGAGCTAATACCCAAACGACCGTTACCACCAGATGTGATAGAATCAGTGAACAACATTCTGCTCAAGTTGCCTTGAAACGCCTGAACTCCTCTTTTAACTGGTTCTTTGCTCAAACGTACAAATGCTCCTTCATCAGTCTGAGAAGCCTTGATTGCCTCGTTATCGATTTCGATAATGGTGTAAAGCTTTTTAGATGTGATAAGCATTTTCTGGTAAGCAGTTATGTTAGCTCTCGGTATTGAACCAGAACCACGACCACCACCAAAAGAAGTAGGTACGGAAATAAGCGCTTGGTCACCTACAAAACTGTCATTGCGCTTAATTTTAGCAAGAACTACGTTCTCGCTGTTGAACATGTCACGGGACATCTTGATGTATTTGGTTTTAAATACACCAGTGGCCGTGGTTAAATTATAATTTGCCATTTAGACTCTCCAAAAAAATTAACGTGTTGGGCGCGAATAAACTTTCGGCTGATTGCGGTAAAGAAAATCTAAATCTTCCTTATCCCACCCCTCTACTTTTCCGTTCTCTTTTTTGGCCGAGCTGACTTGATTGAATTGATTTCCAGATTTCTGGACTTTTCTATTTAAGTTCTCAACCGCTTTGGGATTAGCATTCTTTGCTATCCCCGACGCTTCTATTACTTTTGAGATGTCCTCTACAGTAAGTGATGGGTCGGAAGCCGTTATCCGGCTAATTTCATCAAGGATGGATTCATCCTCAATTCCAAATTTCTCACTTGCTGCAATAACCTTCTCTTCGTGCCGAACCGCCAGAGTGAAACGTATAACATCCTCTGGTTTAATATCTTCACGATTTTTGAAAGCTTTTCCTTCACCAACTTGAGAAGATTCTAGTGCTTTGTAATTTTTCCAAAACACCGGATCTTCTACTTCGTACTGCTTTTGAAGAGTCGAAACTTTTTCTTGAAGCTGAGATTTTTCAGCGTGAGCCGTCTTTTCTTCTTCAAGTCCTTTCGCTTTTTCTCTAGCATCAGCTAGCGCACGTTCTGCAAAAAAAGCTCTCCTTTCTTCAGGAGACTTATTTGTATAAACGTCCCTAACCCTTTCTAGTTGATCAAAGTACTTCTTTTCAAACTCTACTACATCCAATCCTGTACCCGAAGTTGCGATTTTTGCAAGTGCCCTTATAGCCGTGACAAAATCCCCACCTTGAGCATGTTCAATAAGTTTTCCAACTTTCTCTTTAAATTGAGCTTGGTCTTGATTCCACTTATGTTCTTTTTGCCCAACAGCAGCAACGCGCTTATCTATATTGCGATTAAATTCCGCTTGCTGGGTGTAAGCTTGGATTGCGTCTTTAATCTTAAACTCTACTTCTTTCCCGTTAATAACTCTCTTAATCGGTAGGTCTTCTAGCCCGTCATCAACCTTATCGCCCTTTCTCTCCCCAGGCTTTATGGCTTCCTCCGTTACTTCTTCTTTAACGGGTTCCTCTTTTTTAGGTTCTTCCGCGCTAGTAGCTTCCTCTTGTTTTGATTGTTCAGAGTAAGCGTCAAGAAGCTCATCATCATAAGGCTTCGCCGTTGATATTGGCTTGGCAACATTAGAGTTATCTTGAGTTGTTTCTACTACTGGCGCACTTGGAACTTCGGGTGTTGTTATATCTGCCATTATCTCACATTAGACGGTGGTTGAGGTGGCAGAGGTGGCGGGGAAGTCGAAGCTCCCATATCCATTCCTGCCGGACTCAAAGCATTTTCTTGCATCGTACCTGAAGCTTGTGGCATTGGTCCCCCTGGTGGTCCCATACCTTGTGGTGCCATTCCCATCATCGGGGGAACTGGAGTTCTTAATAGTAAAGGGAAATCCGGACATTCAAATGCTAGTTTCTGAGCAAATGTTGGATTGGGCATTCTAATGGGCATACCCATAGAGTCCATAATTCCAAAACCCTTTTCAAACATTAAGTATTCTGTCACGTAAATATGATTATCAATGGCAGCACGAACCGCATCAGGCCAAAGCTCTTTGTACTCTCTGCTCTGAGTAATCTGCACATGAATTTTCCAGTGTGCCACTAAATCTTCTGTTTCCATCGGAGGTTTAACGGGTCTTCCAGCAACTAGGTCATCATTCTCGCTCTGAGCGCAGCGAGTTGCGCGAGTAACAATATCTTTAAATTGATTCGCAGCGGTTAGGTCTAGCAGGTTAATCGCCTGTTCTCTCGATAGTATCGCGCCAGGAACCACAGGCATTTGCATTAGCTCTGTTATCTCATCGATCCTAGCCGCTGGAGACTGAGAAAGAGCAGTTGTGTTTTCTATTCTAAAGTGAAAAGGTTTTGTGAGATTTGCAACTTCAAAGTTACGAATTCTGTACTCGTTATCTTTTCCAACAACCTGAAGTAATCTGCCATCAGAATTATCGTAGAAGGTTCCCGCTACAGAGATTGTCATTCTCGCGTTTTCAACCAATCCGATATTATTGTACTTAACGGACGTAATGTAAGCACGTTTATCCTCTTGTTCCTCCAATACCCTAAGCGCTTTGGCGGCTCTGACACCAGACGGGGCTTGCCCACGCGACATTGTGAAAACACCGGAAAGTTTCTCCGCCGTGGCTTCGAGTTTATCAAGATACGAAAAGAGTTCGTTCGAGACTGGGCTTTGCGTGAGAAGAGTCGGTGGAATACCGCCACTAAAGAAAGTAACCGTCGATTCATTAAGTAATTGTTGGACATCAACACTACCCTCCTGAGCAATAATCTTAGGATGCGCGAACAGAACTAAAGACTTGTAAATGAGGGAGGCACAGGCATTAATTTGATGTTGTAGTGGGAATATCTGTTGGAAGAATGACATCCCTCGGATCTGATCGGGAATATCAATATCAGCCATATAAACGTAAGGAATTTTACCATGCTCATATGGAAGCCTTGTGTTTTCTAGGATACAGCCTTTAACTCGTTTGATATATCGGCCTTGTTCCATGAACTCATGCGAGCGATGAAACAATTCGTAAACAACAACTTGGTTTTTTAATCTGGCAGTATCAACTCTGTAAGCAGTGTAGAGGGAGTTGATATCTAGGTTTGAAGTAATCTTATCGGCCTGGTCTGGGTACTTAGCGCGAAGATATTCAATATCTTCTAAGTACCAACGAATAGACCAATCGATATTCTTTCTATTACGACAGGGCTGATCAAACACATGCCAAGGAGCGTCTATCGTGTAGTCCACATCCCCTATATGAACAGCGTGATCCATACTCATGGCCTCGCCGTTAGAATTGGTAACTGGCTTACCAGTAGAATCTAGAATTGGAACAGTCCGTCCACCTTGCCTAGCGGCAAGATAGTCTGGATGCACGTCACCCTTTTGCGGATTCCAAGTAATCCACATATAGGATTCACCAAAGATTTTAATCTGGCGAGCAAACTCTTGTAGAACCTCATCGATACGATTCTCGTACCAAATGTAATCTAGAACGTCTTTTGATATTTTTGCGTCATCTGCGTCACTTTCAACAGAACGTGCTGGGTAGATTGCTACAGCAGGACGGTAGCGAGTAAGACGAGATACCCATTGAGTTACGAAATCAGCTAGATGATTTATAACCACGCGAGGGTTGCGTGTGTTCGGAAAACCCTGCTTATCAAGAACACGGTTAGCTTGCCTATCAGCCGCCAACCAATGAATCCCTTTAAACAGAAGTAAATTATCTAGCTGAACTTGAAAGAAGTCCCTGTAATAGTCCTGACAGCCTAGAACGGCGTTATCGAACCACTCTTCTAGTTTTTTAGGGTCTTCTATGTCTGGTAACGACCAGAGGGGTAGAACTTCCTTACTTGAGAACTCTAAGTCATCAAACAAGCTTGTACTATTTGGGCTTACTCCTGCCACCTAAACCCCTTTTCCGTTGAACTTAGCATGATGCTCTTCAGCCTTTTCTAGCAAGTCCAATTCTTCATCGGACATAGTGGGCTTTAGCCAGTCCATCATTCCTTTGTTGGTAAAAAGCTCATCAACTTCTTTTTTGGCTAGAAGATTCTTAACACCCTGCTCTTTCGTGAGGATTCTAGGGGTAGCCAGAGTACGTTGCAAGGCCACAACTGCTAGGTTAGAAGCGGAAGCCATATTGAATGCTCGCTCGGCAAACTTCTCAGCGACCTTAGCCGTTATGTGAATCTTATCGATTCTCCCCTTTAGCTTCTGATTATTTTGAATAACTGGGAATCGAACCTCCAGATTTTGTTTCTTCTTAGAAACCCTCCACACCGCAAAGATAAGGCAGAGATCAATTATAATATTCAGCGTAAATATCATTCGAGTTTATCCATAAAGAGTTTTCTACTACGTTATTAGCCCATTCTTCCGGCGCAATTTCAATAGTCTTACTATAATTTGGCAAACCCTCGTTTAGCGTAGGGTCTGGGTTATCAACTAGCTTCCAATGCGAGATTTGCATCAGGTATTTAGCGCAATCGATTAAATGGTTGTTGATATCTGGATACCTACCCTCCTCATCAGTTACAAAAGACTCGATTTCCCACCTAAACCAATAGCATCTGTCCGATACAGTCAAGCTACCAGGATTAGTCATCAGCATTTTAATGCGAGAGATATCATCCTCTTCGTTAGAGAAGTTTTTAGCAGATGGCATAAGGGATTCGTGATAATTCGCTTGAACCTCTCTCTGAAACCAGGCAGCAGCTTCGTCGTAGATTCTTTTCCAAGTTCTTTGAGGCGCATTAGGATACAACTCTTCTTCCTTCTTTCTTATTCTTTCCCAAATTTGCCGAGTATCGGTTCTGTTTCTATCTCTTTCGTATATCTCATCAAGAACAAATATCTGTTGAGTGTACGGATTATAAGCCGCAAAAAGCACAGCAAAACATGTGCTAGTTCCAGGGTCACAGATGGTAAACCATCTAAGCTTGTGTCTATCCCCTTCTATAAAGCTAGTTACCACAGCATGAGGACGACAATGGGTTTTCGGATTCCACTTAGGGAACACAACATCCTCACCACCAAAGGCTAATTTACCTTCGTACTCTCTGTACCAGATAACCTCATTATCAGATTCAATTAGCTGTTTTCTCTTTTCAAGTAAAAGTTGAGCATCGTTAACGGGATTAATACTAGCGTTAAACTCATAATAACTAGAGAGAGAATCTCCGAGCTTTATTCTCTCTAGTAACTGCTCTCTGAACTCAACATAATAAGCTGAACGCTTCTTTGGTGGAGTACCGAATATAAAAAGTGCCTTGTCTTTAGATAAAAGGTTTGGCTCCATAACTTCTAAGTGGAATTCCTTAGAATGATGTTGGAACTCATCATAAATAACCAAGTCGGGCTTTACGCCGCGAAGACCTTCGTAATTCTCGCAACCATCTACCGTAATAATAGAGCCGTTAAGGAACTCCACCTTTAAATCAGTAGTGTTTATGTCTTTTATGAATTGTGGTGGAGCGTAGTTCTGTAATCTTTTCTTATGCCAGTAGATTTTCTTCCCTTGTTTTAGTTCTGGGCAAATTATCATTACTTGGAAGTTGTCATTTAAAAGACAGGCAACATTGGCAAGAAAAAGAGCGCATTCGGTGTTGTGAGTTGGGACCAAAGACTTTCCCGCTAAGAATAAATGGGAGGGGTGATCTATTCCTATACAACGGACAGGAACGCTAGGAACCTCATCCACCGCCACAACAGTCCTGCGATTCGCGCCTTTTCTTTTACCCAAAGCAGGGGAGAGTCTAGCCGCCTTCCTCGGCAACCTAAAGATTTGCTGGTTGGGAATTATCTCAACAATATAAGCCAAAGAGCAGTCTTTGCCGTTACACTTAGGGATTTTTGTGTTTACAGAAACCCTCATTCCTAAGCTCTCCGCTAGAAACTTAACACCATAAGCAATGTTTTTATTAATGTTACAAAAATTAGTTCTCCCCGTCTTACTAACATAACCGTCCGTGTCCATTAACCCTTGAAGAAGCGCTAATCTTTGACTCGCTCCAGATAGAAGATACTTTTCTGGAATATGCTTATTTCTTTCTAATTTTAATTTTCTTATGTGGGTATGAAGGTTGCTAAATGAATATTCAAAAGCTCTTTTTGTCTTAACTACGGGATGACCAAGACGAACAAACTCTTCTACAATAAAAGGATCGTTAGAATATAAATAACCAGCATCCTGTTTCCCATCCCCTAACCAAGCGCCAAGAACATAGGGATCTATTTCTAGTTGTTGAGGTGAAATAGAAAGAGGGGCACAAGTCGAGATGGTATGGTTATATTCTGGTCCCCAATATAAAGACTTACTAATTTCTTCCGTTGTAGAAATCTTTGGAAACCTTAGGGGAGATCGGTTAGGCATCTTCCCCTTATTTTTCTTTATCGAACTTCTAATAGATCTCGTACTCGTAACCCAGCGATGCTCTGCATCTGCTACAATCTTAGTGCCGTCATTAAAAGTAACTTGATAACATTTGTGATCTACCATAATGGGAGATGTGGTAATAATTCTAGAAGGAGTGCCGTCTACTGCGTAAACGTAATCCCCAACCTGAACTGTTCCCATAGTCCTCCAGCCGGTAGTAGTTAATATTGGGGTGTCCAAAGCCAGCGCCTTCCCTCCATTCCTACTCCACTGCGACATGACGACTCGCTTACCCTTAATGAAATAATCTTTTGCAACTTGAATTTGGCCCTTATGTAACGGCCTTTTATGCACGTTGTCGAGTCTATCGTACACCGCAGTCATTATGTCTGCGTGTCTTCCTAAGATAGAGCAAGCTTCGTCGTTCATTTCTCTGGCAACTCTGGATATTCAAAAACAGGATCTTTTTTCTTCAAGTCCTGTAAAACAACTCTAGTCTCTTGATAGTTTCTGCTAACAGTAGAAACGTTCTGAGTACTTTTCCCTAACTCTAACCTTAAAAGGGTATTCATATCAGTAGCTAATTTACCTAGCGCTGCTAAGTCCCTAACTCCAGTAATCATAAGAGCTTTGTATTCTGGATTCTCCTTAATCTCTTTTAACGTTTCAATTATCTGGCTTAAGGACAGGCTAGCAACCTCTTCTAATGAGGCGAGCTTATCCTTTAGGGTTTCCCTTACAACTTCAGCCTCAACTCGCTTCATCCCCTTTTTAAATTCATCTTCAGCCATTATTCTAATAATGGTTCTCTCTGGTATTTCAAACTGAGCTATCATCTGGTTTACGCTCATACCAGCAAGCTTGCCCTTTAAGACTAAAGCAATTTTCTGTTCCCAGATTTGATTCTTATCAACTTTCTTTTTTAGTTGAGGACTTTCTGACACTAGGGAACTCCTTTAGAAAAAGTCTAGAAAATAGTATTAAGTCACAAAGCGGTAAATGTCCTAGCCTATTACGAACAAAGGTTGAAATTCTTTCAGCCCTTAAACCATTTAAAGCATGAGCAAAATCATCCAAAGCCGATAGTGACTCGTTAGCTTCTTTTTCGTAAGCTTCTTGAACGGAAGTTAAAAGTTCTAATAGTTCTTCTTTCTCTCTCGCCATTTAAACCTTTAGGTTCTTTTTTATAGTTTTTTGCACCCGTCGTCTTAACGCTTTTTGAACTGAAGGATGAAATTCTAAAATCAATTCGCCAGAAGGGTCCATGCAAAATCTAACGGACTCATCTTCAAAGAGTTTGAATAACCACTTCTCTTGTTCTCTAACGAAGTTATCTATAAAACGATAAACTTTCTCTTCTCTATTCATAACGAGCGAATGTTTAAATCAAAAGACTTCTCGCCTTCTGTTCTTCTTAAAAGTTCCTGAAATCCTAAAACAGATGAGCTAATGATTCCTTCACTATCATCAACGCCCTTCCCCACTAAAATACAACCAGATGTGTTTTTTAGCGAGTTGCCAATATGGAATAGAATTCCCGTTCTATTTAAAACTCCCACCACTTGATAAGTCCTGGGAATAAAAGTTCCACCATCAGTAGTTCTATCTTTCACCTGCTTACACATGTACATCCCTTCAGGAATACAAGAAACTTTTTCCTTATTCTCTAACCAGGGAAGTTCTAAGGTAAAACAAACGAAAACGCCCTTAATACTAAGGATTCCAAGGGTCGGTCCCTTTAGAGACTTTTTAAACCTTAGAATCTCAACGTTCATTTCTTAGTTAAAGTTAAAACCACCGCACGAACAACGTTATTATAATGTTTCATAAAAAAGCCGCGAGCTATCTCACTTCTATTCATAGCTTCTACTTCCACCGCGAAATTCCCAGCAACTTCAAAGTTAGCAATCATGGGAACTTCAGTGAATTTGTTTTGCTCTCTCCAGTCTTTCGACGCGAAATTAAGAGAAGCCTCACTAATAGCGCGAACGGTTAGTGGGCTAACCCATGCGTTATTAGATGCGTAATGAGGGGAAGAGAAAGTAGCGATTCCACCAGGAACTAAAAGACGATAACATTCGTCAATGAATGCGGGTAAGTCTTTTATCTTCTCTAAAATATTCACTCCGTCGATAGTTTCAACGGAGTCGGCGGGAAGCTGAGAAGTAGTAAGAGGAATGAAAGACTCAAAGCCTTCTTTTACGTTAGTGTCTAGAGTGAATAAAATCTTTTTCATAATTCCTACCAAATCGTTCCTTCAGCCTGGTCGTAGTGTCCGACCTTACAACTAGTATCAACAGCGAATTTATATCCAAGCTTCTGTGCTTTTTGGAAAAAGAAAAGGTCCTGGGTCATCACACTCCCTGGCTCCGCTACTGTTTTAAACCACTGACCAAACTCGAAACCAGGATTGCGAAACATGTCCAGACGAAACAAAGTAAAGCCCATTCCAAGGCCATTACATTCTTGTAGCGTATCTGGGATAGGAGTTTGCGGAACATAAGTATTAGGCTCTTTCGGATCACCCCAAATCATGGGAACTCCACCTTCTCCTTTAATCCAGTAAAGACCGCCAACAGCATCAAACTTTTGAATGCCTTTATAGAGTTTTAAAAGTCCGTCAGGAGGGGGAGTATTATCTTCCTCTACGGTTAAAAGATACTGGAATTTAGAGAAAATAGGACTAGAAAGTATTCCAGCAATTGCTTCGTTATAAGCTTTCCCAACTTCAAACCCTTCTACGCACCAGCGACAAAGGGGAGAATTAGGAGCGCCCATTACATTTGCCCAACTAAACGCAACGCGAGTTCCACACGTACCACGAGTGGGAGTAACCCAGGCGGTAGATAGGTTTTTATAAAGTCCTAACTCCCCCCAAGCAGCATATCTCTCATTGGTATTGAGTTTCCCTTCATAATTCTCAATGTAAATTTTTCCAGTCATTATTAATCCCAATACCCATTAATACCTACCGCCCCGTCAAGAGTACCTGATGTAACGGCAGTGGCAAAAAGAACCCTCCAACCTATCTTTAAAAATTCCCCAGGATGAATAACTAGAGGAGTTGAAAACTGCGTAGTGCTTTCAGCCGTCCCAATATCCACCGTTCCAACCGCAGCCGCCGCAGCAAACCCCGTAGCCTTGCCTAGAGGAACTAGCCTATCTGTTTTCTGTGCTACTGCCGTTGTGCCGTCTGCGTCTGTGGTTGCAGATGTCAAAGCGGTAGATCCAATACAAGCAAACCAAATAGCCCCAAAAGGGCCTCCGACTAAAACAGTAGAAACAAAAACTGGTGTGACAGTTATCCCTGTTACGTAAAAATTTCTAGCGTTGTTGGCAACACCCGCAGTCGTGGGAATTGCAGGATTTTGGTATCCTGCAACCCAGATAGTTTGGTGGGCAGTACCAGAAACGGAAGCGCCGTTCATGCGGTAGAATCCCCCCATCTGAGCTGTGGTATTGAGCACCGAAGCAGTATTAGAACCTGTTGCCGCTGTGGGCACCGCGCCGGAGGCAGGCAAGTTGTGCGTTAGTGTCGCAGTAGTTTGAATGTCTGGTTGCTGATAGTAAGAACTCTTATCCATCGCAGCCATGCGAGAGGGATGAGACTGTCCATCATCAGCACCGACTTTGATTATAGAAATTTGTGCAATATCAGGAGTACAGGCAGCGGAAGCAGCACCAGAGTTAAAAATACGAAACATAAAAGGAAGCGAAACCCCTTTTATTGTTCCATACATAGTCGTTGGCTTTACAATTCTTGCTTGGTAAGCGCCATCTACCCAAAATTGCACCTCTAGCTCGGTAATAACTAACTCGTATTCTTTTGATACGTTATCAGCGTAAGGAACGTTTGAGTTTATATTTACGGTTTGCGCTCCCGCGGCGCCGCCCTCGGAAGTTTCGAGTACTCCCAGGAGTCCCCCAGTAGTAGTCCACCTAAACCCAATAAACTCGTTTGTTGCAGCCGCTTGCCCAGCAGCAAAGGCATAATAGCCTAAACCCGCATCTATTTGCTTATTAGTAGCTGTAGCGTTTACGTGTCTAAGTTGAAAACGAACACGATAATCATATCCGTTTTCTAGTGTAACAACTCTGTTCGAGTAAATCGCAATACCCGTTGTTGTGGTAGTAATTGCGGAAGCATTTAAGCGCATGAAACCGTTAGTCTGAACGGCCTTAGTCATAGTAGTTGCGTTAGTTCCCCACTTTGCGGATTGAACGGTAGTTACTGCGTTAAAATCACCATGAAAAATTTGCCGAGCTTCAGCCGCATAAAACTGACCGTCCTCATTAACCTTAACTACCCTAGTAGCCGCAGCGACGGGAGTGTAAGATCCTTGTATATACCCAGCTTGAGAACTAGTTGTAGGTAAATTAACTTGTAAGTTAAAATTAGAATCAACATTAGCCTTTCCCGTTGCTGAAGATCCTGTATCAATTACTGCCATAAATTTTCCTTAAGCTACCGCATAATAAACTTTTCTTTTTCCAACTATCGGGCCTGGGAGCGCTAGCGCCGTCAAAGTAAACTGTCCTGTTCCAGCAAGAGCACCTAACAATAAGTTATCCCACTCTAGATCGTTTCCAACCCTGCTAGTTCCCACATTTCCAGACGGCCAAACGGCAATCTTGCTGCTTCCCGTAACCGTTCCGTCTGTAACTGTAAACGTCTTATCTCTAACGGGAGTAGTGCCGAAATCAATCTCAGTTTCGGTCATGGCAAAACTACCAGAGCCAGAGGCCGCTGTAATCGTAATAGCGTCCGTAGCAGCGTTAGTTGTTATGGTAACGTTGGTTCCAGCAACTAAAGTTAAGGTATCGGCATTAGAATCAGCAACAACATTGCTCTGCCCACTAACAGCAATTGTAGTGAAAGATAACTGTGCCGCGCTATTAGCCAAAGCAAGAGAGGCATTAACAGAAGCGTCTAACTTGGCCTCATCAATAGACGAGGCAACTAGCGCCGCAGTAATTGTATTCGCCGCATCATTATAAGTAAAATCAATCTCAGCGGTATCAGTAAGAATAGTTCCTACAGCATCCTGAGCCATTTCATCCGTATACTGGGTAATGTCCCCAACATATAGAAAATTACCGTCCGTACAGGCCGTATCAAACTGGGCTTTTGTGCCAGTAATTCCAACAATAGAAGTTTGATCTCCGGTATTAGTTCCGGAAGAACTACCAGAGTGAGTACCTGAAAGATTATTCCCAGTAATGTTTCCAGTATCATCAACAAAAGCAGCGGAATTTTGAATTAACTTTCCGGTCGCGGTATCATACCTAGCAATCGCGTTGTCAGTAGCTCCAGCAGGACCAACAACATCTCCCGTTCCAGCACCAACAGAAGCGATAGAAATATCATTCCCAACAGGGGTAAGCGTAATATTAGCTCCAGCAGAGAGAGTAACCGCACCAGTTAACCCATTAAGAGAACTAACTCCCGCAGCCGCACCCCCACTACTTTGAATATCAATCTGGCTCATCTAAATACCGTAACAGAAATTTCCCCAGTAGTGGGCGCTACCCCTGAATGCTTAACCTTAATAATCCCCTTCGCCATTCTTTTTGAATTGGTTCTGAAATCAAAAACAGTAGAAGCTCTAGCGGGTAAGCGAATCTCTTTAGTGCTCAGCTTACTCGGAACCTGCAAAGTAATAGGATTGTCACAAGTATTGAAAATAGCCAAGACATCAGCATCGTCACTTAAAGACAAAAGAGTTTGATAAGAACCCGTAAGAGAAGTTCCTAAAAGGAATCCAAAATCATCAAACTCTACGTGCTTGATTGCCATTTCTTAAAATCCGTTTCCGCATCCTTAACCTCAGGATCTCGATTCTTCCCCTCTAATCTCTCCGAATACTTCTCAAAGACCTTTTCAACCTGCTCCACAATCTCAATAGCATTCTGAGACAACGTTCTTGCGTCCAAACCATCCCTTCCACTATGAGCAGTTAGGCCACCAAGAATATCTTTCACACACTGAGTCTTCGCGTACCCGTTAAGCACAGCTTGTAAACCACCACCAACTACAAAATCAGCTAATGTCTTTACAGAATTAGCTAGCTGGGTAGTCGCTTCAATTTGCTGAATCGCTAACTCTTTTTCAGTTTTTACTGCCGGTAACTCTTCCATCACTCTCAACCAAATTAATCTGTTCCCCAATCCACAGTTTAGCAAGTTCTAAACTATCACAGTCCTTAATAACAAAACTCTGCCCATCTACACTTACAAAAATTCGGTATAGATTCGCTCTTATATACTGAGGACGAAAAGATGAAATCTTGTCCCGTCTAACAAAAACAATCTCACCACTACCATGCTCATACGTTATAAATTTACTCATTGCGCTATCACCAAATTACTTTTTGTTTTTAATTTTATCTGCATCTCAGAAGTACAACTCTCACAACCAACAGAAATTATGTCCACATTATGTATCAACACCATTCCCTTATTCGGATGCTTCCTACAAACGAAACGAGAAAACTTACACGGAATAATAACGTCCATAGGAAAAAGTAAACGATAACTCTCATTACACCTTAAACATCCCATCTCAATTCGGTTAGTATCCGCCGAAATCCAACATTCAAAAAGATGCTTTCCACACTTAACACAACAAAGATGGCCTTCAGGTAAAGTCATCACATCAATGCCAGTTCCGAGAATAGGACTGGATGTTGCGGGAAGTACCGCAGCGCGAACGGCTAAACGAGTTTGTTTTTTATTGAGATACATCCTTACACGCCTCGTTCAAAAACTTTCGACCCGCAACAACTACACACTCTTCAAATAAGCTAAGCGCATGCTCCTTTGGAAGACCTCTCAACTCTCGCATCATAGCGCCTAAAGAATCGCTAAGCTTTAAGCGAAGAGATAACTCGCCAAATGAGTGTGCCTTATCAATCTCAATCGAATCCATGAAATTATTCTTTTACTATTAAGCCAATTCCACCCCAGTTCGTAGGCTCGGAAATATATTCCTCGTACTGCTTTCCAACCTTAACTTCATCCCAAAACTTCTTAACCTCACAGCCAGATTCTTTTGAATGCTCGCAGATGTCATGGAAGGCAATCAGGCCACCAGGACGGACGAGAGGGGAATAATTCTCGTAATCCTTTTTAACTCCCTCGTAAGAATGATCTCCGTCGATGAAAAGGAAATCTATCGTGTTCTTATAGAAAACAGTAGAAACCCGCTTGCGTGTTTCTTGAAGATGAGAATCCGCAGCGATGAAAGTAAAGTTAGGAAAAGATTCGTTCCTAATGTACTCAATAGAATCCTCTGATGGTCCACCACCCCAGGGGCCGTTGGGTAAATCAACAGTACAGATTTCTAAGAGGCTGGTTAATTTCGACCACGCCCAAGTAGTTCCACCTTTACCAGAACCAATTTCTAACATGTTTTTCGGCCAGAGATGAAGAACTTTTCGTATAAGAGAACAAAGCTCATCCTGCTTCTGCATCGCACCAAAGCCGTTAATGGCAAGTAAGGCTAGTTCTTGTGGGGAAAGGGAAATCATTTAGATCCTCCCGCAGCAATACTCAAACACGAAACAACAGGCTGAGGTGAGTACCAAATAGTTTTTTCATGTACGGGGAAAACTGTTGGAGTTTGATTGCCATCCCATCCACCAATTTCAAATGAATACTGGTTGGTACAACTACGAGCGGGAACAGAAATAACACGAGGGGATGTGGTAACACCCTGCTCGTGAACAGAACAACAGAGATGAACACCAGAATTATCTTTGGAAAATTCTACTAACATTAATCCAAGCTCCTTTAGTTTTTCTTCGGTCATTTGTCGAACTCCTGCCAAGCATTCTCCGCATCGTGAGAATTTTGAACTTTTTCTAATTCTGAGGACTCAGGGGAAATATGGAACGGTGAATCTTTTACTACCGCTTGATACCCAGCAAGGAAAGCTTCACGACGAAAAGAATTCACAACAGACGTTATAAAGTCAGTGAAAGATTCTAGTTCCTCAGAATCAGGGTTGGGATATTTAGTTGCTCCGTTACACTGCAAGTCTGGAAACACGTACTTCATTCCAGACAGAGCTTGAGAGATTTTATTTCTTACTTCGCTCATCTAACTCCTTGATAATCATTGCGCGGATAAATTTCGAGAGAGACAGCCCAAGCTCCGCACACAAAACACGCAACCTCTTGTGAAGGTCTTCAGGGAAACGAACTTGCAGAAACTTGGGCATGTAGTGTTTGTAGTGGGTGTAGGGGTTTTTGGAAAGGGGGAAAGTTGTTTAGATTTTTGGTTTCAAAAAAATTTGGAAAATTGGTGTGAGGGGATCAGCCGCTGACCCACCCCACCCTCGGCGGCTCCAGGGGGGTAGCTATGCAATTTTTGCATAGCGATTTGAGTTGGCATGAAACTTGCATACGCAAGGAAATTGAGGAAATTGACCAATAACAATACTTATCGATACAAATATATTCAATCACATCAAGCACATAGTACTACATGATGCACAATCTGCATAATACTCGGCGTTTTTCTAGTTCACCAGAATTATTGAACTAGTGAACTAAGAATTAGTACGCAAAGTTTGCATAGTTCCACGTGGAACATTCTTGTCCCACGGTGGGACAGTTGGGACAGCGCGGTAAGCTATCGTGCAATGACATAAGATTTTCCTAGCATCTTAATAGACAAGGTCATCCATTGAAAATCAATAGGTAATTAATACGACTTGGCACGATTCTTGCATGTCGCTCAATCTGAGTAGAACTACTCACTAAACAAATTAAAATAAACCCATTAAAGTATTGACATCATCTGTGCAATGTATATAATAGAGATATGCAGTAGATTGAGACACTGCTTAATAAAGGAAACGAAGGAATATATGAACAACTTACAATATGTAGAAAGAGCAATTAGCAAGGATGAGACTAGATCCAACATGTGCCGAGTCTATAGAGACAAGAAGCATTTAGTAGCAACAGATGGCCATAGAATTCATTTTGCTAACGGACTACCAGAACTAGAGAAGGGACACTATCTAGATGGCTATGACGGCGCATTCCCATCATGGGATCAAGTAATGCCCACTGGTCCGGTAATAGCTAAAGTGGATCTCGCTATCAGCAAAGATGAGGTAAGGAAGCTTAAGGCAGTTATTAACTTTGCATTTAAAGTGTTGAATGATCGCAATATTACTTGCAAGTTTAGATTCGAGAAGAATCAACTTCTAGTAACAGCTCAAGATAAGCAATGTAACCTTTGCACCATAGCGCTAGATTTTCGCTACGAATCAAACATTCCACTAGATAAGCCAATAGAATTAGCATTAAACGCTCAATACTTCTTAGACGCTACGGAGCCACAAAAGGACATGTTTAATGTGGTAGTTAGCCTTGAGCTTCGAGGCGCAACCGAGGGCATCTTGATAACTGTACCAATGGGCAAAGCAATCGTAATGCCTATGCGTATGATTTAATCCAGCTTGATCACTCTCTCACCAGAGTGATCGCTGATGGATTAACCATCAAACAATAAAGGAAATAAAGGAAACGTATGATTACAAACAAACAAAGAACATTAATCAAAGAGACTTGGAGCGACATAGAATACCACCTCGATAATATCGACTGGACACACTACGCGAAAAACATGCTTGAAGTCTGCCTAGAGGAGTCAAAGCGACATGATAGGTTCAGATCGGACGGAATATTTCGCGGTTTAACGGTCTTAGAGGAAGCAAAATACTTTGCAATCAAGAGACTCTGGGAATACAGAAACGGACAAGAGCATTTAAAAATCGAACATTATTTAATGACTCAAAAGAGCTGTTTTAATGCCGCTTGTATTATGACTAGTGATCGCTTTAAGGAAGCTAGGGAGAAGATATTAAAACTAAGAAGCGAGGACATGGAAACCATCGCACTCTGGGACTACTGCGATCTAATTCACGCCGAAAAACTATCCCCAGGCTACACGCTAGACTCTAGGCGTGGTTTTAAGCGCTCGCCTGTAAGCAAGGAGGCATAAACAATGAACTACCTAAACATAATACCCGAAACAATCGCGATAGCATTACTAACCGTCTATCTTTATCGCTCTGTGAAAGAGCACAGGAGAGAAAAGCGCTTGCGCTCAGTCTCAAACTCGATACGGCTATGGACTATGATCAAGCAAGATCGGGTTAATACTAGGGCGGGGATTTATAAAACAAGGGGACAATAAATGGAATATAAATACACGGGAGTACTTACAAATAATGATGGTTGTGATTTTGACGAAATTAAGTCTAACAACCTAAAGCACATTAAAAAGTGGGCCAAGGGCAGAAACGGCAATTATAAATTGCAGATCTACTGGGCAGACCCCGTAGATCCCTACGAGGATTCCGATTTTATTTTACAGTTTAAAATAATAAACGACAGACTAATAGCGGAGTAAAAACAATCGACTATATTTGATTAAGGATTAACCCATGAAAATGAAAAAGACATTAAACCCTTTTAACACTCCACATGAGTATAGCTTTACCTGGGATGACTTAGCCCATATGCACAACATGGCTTTAGATCAAGTAAGATACCTTGAGAGTGTAAAGTGTAAAGAGCTTAGCTTTTTAAGACGGCGCACGAACGAGGTTTTTAAGAAGCTTAAACGGTATATGAACAGGACTAAGAGTTAACCCATGAAAACCAAAAACCTAAACATACGCCTAGCCGAACCTTGGTTTGGCTGGCTAAAACAGCTATGTGTTCTAAACCTAACCACCATGTCGCAACAAATTAGAACGCTGATTCAAGATGAGGCCAGGAAGCAGGGGTTACAAGCTACCACCGAGAAGTGTGTGCAGGACCCCGAAAATATCCCCCAGGAAGCTCTAGGAACCGACAAACTCCCTTGACTTAACCTCACACATCGCTAGGGTGCTAGAATTCAACCTAGCACCCTTTAAGCCCGAATACCCTAATCAACCAGTCGACCACTCTCTCAGGTAGCATCCTGTGAGTACCCAAGAAAACAAACGCTGTTTTAATCGCACTAAAAAACTTCATCATAATCATAGCCTAGCTTTTACATGTTTCCACTCTCTCTCTTAAGAGAGAGAGAGATGGAAACATTTGTATAAAATCTGCGGTGTTGGAAACACGCTTTGGAAACATTTTGGAAACATTGCCCATAAGTCCTTGATTTTATTAACCCACTTGGAAACATCACTTGGAAACATTTTGGAAACATTTTCGCTATAAATGTTTCCAAGCCCCAAAAAACGAAAGATCGAAGGATACAACTGGAAACACTGTTTGATTATTTTAAAACATATCATCTGGGACTCTCTCAGACTCCCTTACTTTCTTCCTTTGGCCTAAATACTTAGATACTGTCCCTCTAGTCGTCTTTAGCGCTTCCACGATCTCCTTGTTCGAGTACCCTTGATCTTCTAAGTTCCAGACCTGCTCTTTTAATGTTTCCTCAATTGTTTCCACTTCCCACTTGTGGGTATTTGCTGTTTGCATGACGAGTTTGGCCGTAAAGGGTACAGCGTCCTTGCCTAACATGTTTCGCTTCTTCTCAAACCGAACCTCGAAACAAGCTCCGTTTTCATCGTTGTACCCTGGGGGTGTAGTCAATTTCATTACAGTGTCCATGATGTCCTCTCTTTTGGAAGTCCCTCTTTGACCACCGGACTTTCCGCTATGGTGTATGAAAATTATAGTTCTACCCTCTTTCTTATGCTTTAAAGCCCACTCTTGAACTAGGTTCCAAGAATCAGCATCATTCTCCTTGGCGTCACCACGAACTAAGCAGCTCAAATTATCGACAATTATAACTTCAGTCTCTTTTAAAAGAGCGTCTATTTGTTCCTGTCCCTCTACGCTTGCCAAGTTGGGCATACCAGACGGCTGTAAGTCTGGGGTAATGAATTCTAGTGCCTCTGGGACGGTTTTAGAGTCTGACGAGTCTATTATGGTCCTCATGCGAGCCTGTAGTTCTGTTACGGCCAACTCTCCGTCTATGTATATAACCCTTACTTGCTTAGACGCTTGCCAGCCAAGGAAACTCCCTTGGGTAGCTAGTGCATGAGCAATACCAAACGCCATATGGGTCTTACCCGTTCCTCGCCACGCATGAATCATGTTAACAGATTGTTTTAGTAGCCAGGGGAGATACTTTTCACGCTCTGGGAAGGTTGTTTCTAATAAAGCTTGAGCTGATATCTTATTGAATTTATTTGTTTTGATTATGTTTGTGGCTGGAATATCACACAAAGGAACATCCTTTAGAGTCTTTAAAGGATTAGCTGCTATCCAATCAGCACAATCCTGCCTATTCACTAGCTGTAACTTTGAAGTATCTACCTGCATTAGTGTGCAACCAAGCGGGAGCAAGTGCTTAGCTATTGTCTGAACGTATTCCGCTGCCTCTGGCCCTATATCCGGCCAAATTATTATTGATTTGTTAGCTAGTGGCCTCCAGTTTGCAGAGTTAAGAGTTTTAGATCCCCCCGTTGTCGTGACGACACAACCTAATGCGCTTAACTTATCAGCCTTTAGCTCTCCCTCAACTATCCACACTTCGCTAGCAGATTCTAGTAGTGGCTCGTTATAGAGAGGATCTCCACTCTCAAACTTTGGTTTAAGTTTTATTATCTTCCCGTCGATAGATTCGTGTATAAAAGGACAGTGCTTTGCCCCTGTCTGATAATTCTTAAATCGTGCCTTATAGTAATAAGGCTTATCTTTTCCGAGGTATGGGAATAAACCCTCAAAGCGATAGCCGTCTTTTAGTAAATAAGAATAACTAGCCTTAACAAACTCTTTGATATTGTCAGGAATTAAAATCATTTAATAAATTCCTTTTGAAGAATCTTTATTGTTGTTGGAAAATCTTGGCTCCAGGCTCTCATAGCAAACGCTATTATATCCTGGCCCTTAGCATCACATGCGAAGCATTTAAACGCGCCAGTCTTTGTGTTGATAAAAAAATTCCCCTTGTGCTGGTCGTTGTGAAATGGGCATAAACCAGCAGGGCACCAATCAGAACTCTTGTGTGAATTAATTGATAATTCTTTTTCGTAGAATTGAATAGGGCTTATTTTAGCCTTTATTTGCTCGGCTCTCATTGCGAACTTCCTCATTAGCATTGTGTAATGTTTCGAGAGTAAGCCACTTAAAAGCTTTCAGTAACTTGCTCCAGTGCTTGTGAGGTATTCCACGATTGAGCCATTGCTCAACTGCATACTGATTGCAATTAACCTTGAGTGCAATTTTTATACTGCCCCCAGCTTTTTCAAATATATCCGGCATTTTCATAAATGGTTATTTTTTTTGTTGACGAGATGTTTAATCTATGCGAATGTCTCGAAAGTTGCAAGAGAACAAGTTAAGGAAACGAAATTTATGAAAGTTATCACCAGCACCCCAACTCGACCACCTAGAATATTACCTTATGGACCTTCTAAAGTAGGTAAATCAAAATTAGCTTCGGATTTCCCAACTCCAATATTTATAGACATCGAGGGCGGTCTAGAGCACTTAAACGTTGAGTGTTTTCCCCGCTGTACGACTTACGAAGAAGTCTTGCACTGTTTAGAGCAATTGTGCAGCGAAGAACATAAATTCAAAACTGTCGTCATAGATAGTTGTGACTGGCTAGAAAAACTAATTTGGGAAA